GTTTGACGCAGCCCAGACGAAGGCGGGGATAGACATGACTGTCGAGATGCTACAGGTCCCGGTCGACTTCTTGATGGAAGTCGAGAAGTCTGTCGAGCAGAAAGGGGGTTGGATAGTCGAGGGCCATGTGGCCACTAACGACTATGACCTCCAGGAGGACGTCATCGCTGAGAGGGCGGTCAAGGCCTCTGAGGATGATTTGCTCGAGAACTCAACCGTCCTCTACAATCACGACCTGAAGTCCCCCATTGGCCGAGTCCTCGAGACAAAGGTCAAGAAGGGAAAGCTCTGGGTCAAGGTTCTTATCTCCAAGACAGTCCCTGACATCTGGACAAAGATTCAGGAGGGGGTGCTGAACAAGTTCTCGGTGAGGGCCAGGATACTCAAGGCGTCCAAGAGGTTCATGGCGCAACTGGGTCGAGTGGTCAACTACATCGAGAAGATGTATCTGATCGAGTGTTCCATGGTTTCAGTTCCGGCCAACGTCAAGGCTCGGGCACTGAACTTTTACGTTTCCAAGGCCCTGAGAAAAATTGAGGAGGGAGGTGAGAACATGAGCGGAACGGATGAGACCATCCTCGAAGACGAGGACCAGGTAACCGACGACGAAACGGAGAAGTCCGAGGAGACCGAGCGCGAGGAGATCGAGAAGGCCGACGGCGAAGAGGTCGAGGTCGAGGAGCCTGCCAAGAAGCCCGCCGAGGAGGAAGAGGCGACTTCGAAGCAGGACCAGAAGGCGGCCATCAAGAAGGCGGTGGGAGTCCTTGACCAGATCATCGCACAAGCGGGTGCTGGCATCCAGGCTCTGGCCAAACAGGCGAAGTCCATCCTGATGGGGGCCACGGGAGAGAAGTATCCCGAGCCTGCGAAGTCATCGTCCCCCGTCGAAGACCCTGCGACCGCGAAGGTGGGCGGGGACCTGACCGAGGAGAAGGTCAGGGCGATCTTCATGGAGTGCATCGCTTCGATGACCGAGACCAAGAAGTCCGTGGACGGCGACAAGGACGACGAGGACGAGAAGTCCGAGAAGTCCGACGACGCCGACAAGGGCGACAAGGACGAGGCCGACGAGGAGAAGGGCTCCGAGGACGGCGACGACTCCGAGAAGAAGGAAGACGACGGCGACGCCAAAGAGAAGACGAAGAGCGCGGACGACAGGATGAGCGACATAGAGAAGAAGCTCGACGTCATCTGCAAGGCGACCGGCGGCTCCCAGCTTCTGGAGGACGCGACCAAGGAGGAAGAGGACATAGGCTTCCCGATGCCCCCGGGCACCCCGAAGTCGTAAGAACCTCTTCCCTAACATAGGGAAGCAAGAGTACATTTCCGAGTCTACAGGAAACAGGAAGGGAGGTGATACAATTGCCTAAGACTCAGGAAGAGATCATGAAGGCCATCGACTCAACGGACCTGGCGTCCGGTGGTGAGCTTCTCGGCTATCAGGCCGACAAGTTCATCGATCTCACGGTCGATGAGACCCGCCTCATGAAGCTGGTCAGAACCGAGAAGATGGACGTTCACAAGGGGGAAGTCGACCTGATGAACATCGGCGCTCCGGTAACGGAGTCGGCCGATGAGAACGCAGACTCCGGCAACCTCTACGAGCCGACGCTTTCGAAGGTCGAGTTCGTTGTGAAGAAGCTGAGGTCCGCTTTCGATCTGACCAAGGAGGCTCTCGAGCGCAACATAGAGCGAGAGGGCTGGAGGCAGAGCCTCTACAAGTCATTCGCCAAGAGGATGTCGACTGACCTTGAACTTCTGGGCATCCAGGGCGATGAGACCATAACTGGTACCACTGCCTTGGACCGACTGCTCAAGAGGAACAACGGTTGGTACAAGCAGACTCTGGGCGGGCTCACGAGGTCGACGCCGCCGGTGCTCACGTCTCGCAGAAGCTGTTCTCGGACATGATCGATGCCATGCCCTCCAAGTACTCCATGGATCGCGCAAACTGGAAGTTCCTTGCTTCACCGAAGGTCTACCAGCACTACGCGAACGCGGTGTCCGGGAGAGCGACGGCGTTGGGCGACGCAGCCCACCAGAGGTCAGTGCCTCTGCGCCCGTTCGGCATCGAGCTGGTGGAGGTTCCCCTGATCCCCGAGGATCTGGAGGCCACCATCGGCACCACGGCGTACACCGATCTCTCGTTCGTCTGGCTGTGCAACACCATGCAGTTCATCTACGTACCGCTCAGGCAGTTCGACGTCTACTGGGAGTTCAAGCCCAGGACGGATAAGTGGGAGTGCACCACTTATCACGAGAACGACTACGTCATCGAGAACACGGACGCGATCGTGCTCGCGAAACAGCTCAGCCTCTCCGGCTCCGATTACTCGTAAGCCGGTGAGCAAAAAGGAAGAAACGAAGAAAGATGAAGACCCTCAGATATGATGGTCTTTCGCTGGCAACGACCTTGCCCTTCTCACGGAACAAGTTCTCCGTGAAGAAGGGCGAGGTCCGCCAGATAGCGGATGATCGCGACTCGGAATACCTACTCAATCAGAAAGACGGTAAGGGTAAGCCGAGCTTCACTCTCCTTGACGCGACCCACGACGACGTTCTTCAGCTAGAGCGTCGTGGAATTCGAATCAAGGACCGTCCACCCGTAGACGTCCTCCCGGCTGATCTCAATGGGAAGGCTCTCCTCCTGATTCGCCATGGTGGGATAGGGGACATACTTCTCCTAACTCCACTGATGAGGGATCTGAAGAAGAGGTTTCCCACTCTCTCGATCAGCTTGGCTGCATTCCAGGAGTGGCACTCGTTCCTTCGATTCAGGTACGTCAATAAGGTTCTGTCCTCACGGACAGCGCTAGCGCACACCGACGAGTTCGACTTCACCATCGACCTGGCCGGCGCAGTCGAGAACAACCCAAACGCCGACCAACTTCACATGGTCGACTGCTATGCCGACTGGCTCGGGATAGAAGCCCCGAGTGATCGGAACCCTGATGTCTTCGTATCAGAGTCGGCCAGGGCTTGGGCAGATAAGCAGTTGGTGGATGTACCTCGCGAGAAGATCATCGCCGTCCATCTTGCGGCATCGTCTTCAGCTCGTTCGTGGCCCTTCAGGCATTGCAAGCAGTTGATCAAGAAGTTGAACGAGAAGGGCTATACGTGCGTCGCTCTTGAGAAACATCTCAAGGATGTGCCCGACTGTATCAACTTGACGGGGAAGACAACCCCAGCTCAGGCCGCAGCGATCATCGAAAGGTCTAGCTGTCTAGTCGGCCCCGACTCAGGGTTCATACAGGTGGCCTCTGCACTGGGTGTCCCCGCAGTGGGTCTGTACGGTCCTTTTCCCGCTCGGCTTCGGGTCACTCATGAGTCTGGCTTCATAGCTCTTGAAACAGACCTTCCTTGCGCTCCTTGCTTCACGCATCGAGACGACTGTCGGCTTGGCCACGACTGTGTCGGGAAGATCTCGGCCCACCTGGCCTTCCAGTCTGTTCTCCGTCTTCTCGATGATCCTCGAATCATGGAGGTCCCGAATCTCGAGCTTATGACCCGGTCCAAGTCTCCACCTCGAAGACCCATCGCGGTGGCTGAGGCCAGTGATCGAACGGGGACCGGGCTCAAGATAGGGATCACTGAGGTAGCGGGATTGGGAGATACGCTGATCTCTTTCGGGATTGCGAAAGCAGCTAAGCGAGCCTACCCTCAGGCCTTCGTTGAGTTGAACATCGGGCAGCATCGAGACTTGTTCGCCAAGGACAACACTGTAGATTCTGTTCGTCAGATCGCTGTCGACAACAGCGCAGCCCGGCAGAGGTATGGTCGCGATTACGACATCTACATGGATTGTCTCTGCACTCCCGAGATTCTCTTCTCCGACAAGGCCGTGGAGATGCTTGGCTCCTTCCTCTCTCCTTTCTATGAGGGATACTGGAAGTTGCTTGAGTCTGTAGGTCGTCCGATGCGGTATCACTGTATCGGCCTCTCTGGGCTTCACATCACCGAGTTTGCCGCGAGAATGTTGGGTGTCCCGCTAGGCGGCGACGATCTTCGGCTGTCCTGGAAGTTGGGGGACGTTCAAGGCAAGAAGAGGAAGCCACTCGAGAAGCTTCAGCCCTATGTCACCGTGAACAACTCCTCGAACGAAGGGGAGACAGTAAAAGTATGGGAGCCTGAGCGATGGGCCGAGGTCATTGGGTTCGTCAAGGATCAAGGCTTCAACGTTGTCCAGGTCGGCCGGTCTGGGGAGTCTAAGCTTCCGTTGGCTGAGCCGATGCTAGGCAAGTTCAGAGTCGACGAGTTGGCGGGAGTACTGGAGGGAGCTAGGCTTCACATGGGCCCGGAGGGTGGGCTGGTCCACTTGGCCAGGGCCGTGCATACCCGGAGCCTGGTTCTTTTCGGTCCCACCGACGAGCGAGTCTTCGGGTACATGGACAACATCAACATCAATGCACATGTGTGTCCTCCCTGCTGGTGGGAAGCCAGCGACTGGCTGACTCGATGTATCCGTGGGCAAGGTAAGGTTTGCATGAAGGCCATCACTTCGGAGCGGGTCATCGAGGCTCTGAGGGGAGAGCTACCGTGATGAATCAAGTAGCTCTCATCAGGCTTCCCAACAAGATGCTTTGGAACGAGCGGCTCCAGGCTCCTCTAGGTCTTCTCGCTCTAGCTGCGTATCTCAGACGAACCGTTGACTGCGAAGTCAGCATCGTTGATCTGTCAGGAAGATACACCGAGGAGCAGTGGGGTGACGTCATTCCCGAGGCTCACTACTTCGGTGTCTCGGCCACCACCGGGGACATGGGTTACGCGGCCCGAGTGGCCACCTGGCTGAAGGAGCATCGTTCCTCGGCTTATCGAATCATAGGAGGGGCGCACGCCTCAGTGCTTGCGAAGGATACTCTCCTCAAGACCGACTTCGACTACGCCGTCTTCGGAGAAGGCGAGAAGACCTTGTCCGAGATAGTAGCCGGGAAGCCATTGGACGTGATCGATGGCTTGGCTTACAAGGATGGATGGGGAGCGATCTATGTCAACACGAAGCGGGAGAGCATCAAGGAGCTTGACTCACTTCCGCACCTCGCTTGGCAGGACATCGCTGAAGACTCGGCTGTCTCCTATGAACTCGTAGAAGAAGGAGAGCGAGCCTCATGTATCTCCACATCTCGTGGCTGTCCGTATCGCTGTGCCTTCTGTTCCAATGCGACCTGGGAGGGGAAGGTCAGGCTCCACTCTGCCGAGTGGGTATACGAAGAGCTGCGGCTGATGAAGAAGATACTTGGTGTGACAGAAGTGCGACTTGTCGACGAGATCATCGGACTCAAGCCCGAGAGATTGACGGCGATCTGCGACCAGTTCCGGAAGACGGAGCTGAAGTTCAGAACGCATTTGAGATGCGATCTTACCACCCGACCGAATCTCGTCACCCTCCGTGATGCGGGTTGCGTGGAGGTGGCGTTCGGAGTGGAGTCCGTGTCGCAGCGGATTCTCAATCATATCCGGAAGGGTGTCTCGATAGAGCAAGCTGAGCAGGCCATCGCATGGACTAAGGAAGTCGGCATGGTCTCAAAAGCTTACTTCATCATCGGGCTTCCGGGAGAATCTCCGAGCTCGGTCCAGGATACGGTAGACTTCATCGAGAGGGTTCAGCCTGATCGCTGCACGCTCTCGACGTTCCAGCCATATCCTGGCTCTCCCATCTACGATCATCCCGAGGAGTTCGAGATCGAGATCTTTTCAAGGGACTGGTCTCGATACTGGCTTCTGGGTTGGGAGGATACGAACGAAGGCTTCGCGGCTAGGACTCCCGAGATGGACGTCCCCGCCTTAGTCCAGGCCCGCAAGAGGCTGATGGACTATATGCGAGATGAGGGAAGACACAAGTGAGTGACGCGGAAGACTATCGGGTCCACCTTGATGTTGCCAGGCTGGACGAGATTCGTCAGCCTCCGTCGGATGACGGTGGCTATATATCAGAGGCCCAGAGGGAAAGGGTCAACTGGATCATCCGAAAAGCAGAGGGGTCGATACTCGATCTCGGCTGTGCAGAGGGCTACATCTTAGGAAGGTTGGCGGGAGTTCGGGTCGGTGTTGACATTGATCGAGAGAGACTCAGAGCAGCCAAGCTCAGATACCCTGACTGCAAGTACTTCTGTATGGACGTCACCTTTGGGCTTCCCTTCCATCACGAGGAGTTCGACACCGTGGTCATCGCCGAGATGCTGGAGCACATCTCGATCGAGGATGCTAGACAGGTTGTCTTCGAGGCTATTCGGGTAGCCTCTAAGAAGGTTGTCATCACGATGCCATTCGCGAAGGAGGGGTACGATCCGGCCATGGTTGACAACCCTTCGCACGAATGGCATGTAACAGAGGAGTCCGTGAAGAGACTCTTCGAGGGAGTTCCCAACGACTTCGAGGTCAACAGGGTGAAGTATACCAAGGGTAAGGACTTCATCCTAATCGCAGTGACAAGGAGCTAGCTATGAGAGTGTCCTTCCATATCATCACTCGCAATCGGCCGAACTACTTGTCCGCCGCTCTGGCTAGCCTTGTCTTCCAGACCCACAAGGACTGGGAGCTGGTCATCGTTGACGACTCGGACCCCGACGTGCTCTCGCACTACCATATCAGACTGCTGATCAGGATGTTGGAGGATGACGGGGTCAGGGTGAACGTGGTTCGTGGTACCAACGAAGGAATACC